ACGCTACCACGAATAGATTCAACAACGGTACTAAATTTATCAAACGTTTCTATCTGATAAGCTTCTTCAAACCACGCCCAACATAATATCCCAGTATCAACTGTAATTGACGTAATCTTTAATGGATCATCTAAACCACGAAACAAAATCTTTTGACCAGTCGGTTTGTAAGTAATCTCTGGTAAACTCTCATTAAACTTAAATAAGTGAGCCACACCTAATTGGTTAGTAGCCCACTTCAAGTCTGTATATGTTGATTGTTTGTTAGTATTGCTAAAACGTCTGACAACAAGAATGTTAGCCCATTTGTATTGCATTAAGCGATAGATAAAGTTAATCGCAGTTGTCTTACTTTTCTTGCTACCACGACTGCCTTTAACCACTCTGTAAAAGTTTTTATTATGCCAAAACTTGTTGTAACCACCACCGATGACTTTTGCAGGACTGATTTTAGGTCTTTCGGCCATAGCTAATCATCTTCCGGCACGTCATCAACAAAAATTGGCGTGGTTACTTCGGCTTCGATTTTTTCAGTCCACATTCGGTAGCGTTTGCCGAGTAGTTCGAGCGCTTTGATAGCATCTTTGTTTTGTGTAGGTACTTCAACAATTTGTGGTTTCTTTTCGACGCCTATCACATTATCGTTGTCATCAAAAATCGGCTCTTCTACAATCACTACTTGATAATCTGTTGCTTCGCGCCTACCTTGTTCTGTTAATCGTTCTAATATCTCATCCTGTTTCATAATGAGCTTATCTTTCTTTTCGGCAAGTCGCTCATCAATCGCCTCACGAATAGACGGTTTTGACAGGTTTTCTGTTCCAGCTTGCCTTGCAGACTTTTTACTATATCCCGCTCTAATCGCTGCTTGAGTACCGTTTAAATCTATAATGTACTCATCAACAAACATCTGTTGTTTCTTCGTTAGTTTCATCTCATCTATCACAACCTTTTTGCTAATTGCACTAATAAAATAAAAAACCTACCCGAGTTGCTCTCGAATAGGTTCAAAACTTTTCACGGACTAATCTATTATCAGAAAGGAGCATGGTTATTTCCGTAACCACACTATCATAATAAACTGTTATCCTAGCTTATTTTTCCAGAACTTTTCCAAACTTAATGAATAATCCCTAACTCATCAGCTAAACGAGTTAATAAATCTTTTCTTAAATCATACGCAGTCGACTTACTAACGCATATCTCCTGCGCAACACCTGTAAGATTTAATGTTCTAGGTTTCTTGAAGTAATATAGTTCCATTAACTTTTGAACTTCCGGTGTACTAGAATGATATACTACTTCAATTGCTGATTTCATTCTTGCTAATTGTGATAAACGTCTATCATTTACTACTCTTGTCGCTTTTATCTCCGTAACGCTTATATTACTGTGTACGTGTTCTCCACCGATATTTGTATCAGTCGGTTGCCATGGGTTGAGTACTTCCTCACGTACACGCGCAATATCTTTATCAATATACTTGTAATTGCTTAATTCGCTTTCTAAATAAATCTGTGTAGAGCGTCTTAACGTCACAATTCATTCCTCCATTTTACTTTTAACTATTATCCAAACGAGATAAGCAATAGGTACCAATACTATCCACCAAGTCATGGAATCACCTCATTCAAATCTGCTTGATCACCATTCAAAGCGTAATCTGAAGGTGCAGTATCAATATCGTCTTCGCTTTCTAGCTTGATGATGAGTGGTTTAATAAGTAGGTATAGTAATTCTGCAAATAAAAGGTTAATTAATATACGTTTAATCATTGTCATTCTCCTCAAACCATAATCTATTCAAATATCCACAATCTGAACATTGTTTCGTAGTTGCTAGTGTTTCTTCTGCCATTCGAAGATTGTCGATTTCTACATTTAAACTTTTACATTTAGGACACTGAAAGAAAGTTTTTTGTGAAAAATAATCATTGTATTGAATGAAACCATCGTCATCATCTTTTCTAATAATTCCGACAATGCCATTTTTCATTAATACACTGTCTTTATCTAACGGCATTGATTTATATTCAAACATTTTCGTTCTCCCCCTTTACCTTCTTAATTACCTCTTCCTTACTCTCTGCTTCCACAATAGAGAGAGTTTCGTTTTTCCGCGCTTTCTCAATGTTTGTGTGAATGTGACCTGTACTATCTTTGAATTGACGTATTAAAAATTGTGTCACTTCCCCAGCACCTCTTTCACTCTTTCTAAGATATCCTTACTCTCCTGTACTTCCATACGCTCCTCTTTCCGACATTTCATCAAACTCTTGCACCTCCATTGGATCTGGTAGCATCACTGGTGTAACAACCAACTGTGCTAAACGTGTTTTTGCTTTCACCGTAATATCTTCATTACCGATATTGTCTGTGATAATTCCAATTTCTTTGTTATAAGTGTGATCGATTGTACCTAACGCTACACGTAACTTAGTTTTAAGTGAATTACCTGAACGTGGTCTTACTTGTGCCTCATATCCATACGCTAAATCAATTGCAATATGTGTTGGGACTACTTTTGTGCTATGTGCTGGAATAGTTGTATCTTCTGCTACATATAAATCTAATCCACTATCTGTCGGATTTTCTCGTCTTGGCATGATTGCATTTTCTGATAATAATTTAATTGGTAAGATTCCCATTTATTGTTCCTCCTCATTCGGATAAAATTTAATAAACATTTTATTACCGTGTTTATCTCTAGCTACTAATTCTACGTACTCGTCATGTGTCACGTATTTTTCAATTACGCAGTTTTGTATCATTTGCATCATTTGCATGTGACTTTCAGCTTTCATCACTACCACGCTCCAAATCACCCAATATTTGATCTAATAAGAATAAGCATTGATTTAACTCTTTATTTTTTATAGCTTGTTCAATTTCAGTTGTATAAAAATTACTAATAAAATCAAACGCCTCTGCCTTACGTTTAATATCTGCAATATCATTGATGAGTTCGTCGCGTTGTTTCTTGTAAGCGTCACGTTCCGAAATATGTTTCGAATTCTCTTCAAACCAAAATTCTGATTGCTTTTCAAAATACTCTTTTGAGCCAAAATGTAATTTTGCCATTTACTCGTCCTCCAATAACTCTGGGTTTTGATGTACATCACCAATTACTGTTAAATAATTTTCTGCTGTTATTCTATATAATTCATATTGTTCAGTAGTTTCTTTCATACTTATTCCAAAACACGCTTTATTATCATTCCAAACAATAATGCCTTTTGTTTTTATACGCTTATCATATGGATATTTAAATTCGACGATATCCCCTTCATAAATCTCTATGCCGTTCTTATCTTTCAACCCTGTCGATTGCATGATGATTGGTTCTAAGACTGGATCTGCAAACATTCCGGTTGGTTCAAATACAAAAATTTCATCATCCCCGACTTCTTTTGTTAAATCTACATCTTTCCAATCAATCATTCGTTTTTTTATGTCATCCCAAACTCTGAGTTTAATCTCTCGCATTGTACTTCCTCCCAATCGCTATTTTGTATGTGTCGTCTATTTCGACTTTGATTTTATCTGTGCCAACTAATACCGTTGCGCTTTCTTTTTCGCCTTTAAAATTCCAATGCAGGTCTACCACTTCGCCAATAGTTGCCATTTGCCTATTCGGTGGCACAAACCAAACTTCATCGCCTTTGTCTAAATCGATTATACTAACCATGATAATTGCCAGCCTCCTCCAATAACTTAAATATGTCTAACTGCTCTGTATTGTCTTGATACTCAATTTGATATTGGCCAACAAAGAAACCTTCGATACCAATTAAGGTACCGTCAGCGTTTCTTGTTTTGAAAATGTCTATGCCACCTGTTTCATGTTTGAAGAATTCAATGGTGCTTACATTGTTTTGGCCAACTTCAATTGTTTTGGTGTCGCTATATACTTTTCTAATCATCTGCCCAATCACGCTCCAGTTGACGTTCGAATTCTAGACGTGCTTTTTCAAGTTCTGGATCAACTACTTCTTCTTTAGCTTGATTACGATTAGTTAACCAATCAGGCGTTTTTTCTCTCGAGTGTTGATGTTTAGGTTTGTAGGACTGTTGCTTTTGTGATTGCCTTTGATGTTCATATTGTTCGACTGCTTCTTTAGTGGTTAAATTGCGTTTACGCCAATCTTTGAGTAAATAGTCGATGAATTTGTAATTATGCGAATTAGTGAGTGCAGCTTTTTCAATTGCGTAACTTACTAATGCTTGACCGTACATATCTACATCTTGCGATAATTTTTCGGTAGTAATTGGACTTGGTATTTGTTCGATGTTTTTTTGATACAAGTTATAAACCGTTCCGAAGCCGTCGCCTACTACAACGTTATTATCATTATTTTCGTTATTCTCTTTATTATCATTATTGTTTGTTTTTTTCTGTGTCTTTTCTGTGTTACTTCTGTGTTTTTTCTCTGTCTTTTCACTGTCTTTTCTGTGTCTTTTTTTCAAATCTTCATCTTGATAATCGTCATAATTGACAACGGTTAGAACTGTTTTTTTAGTGTCTTTTTTTACGACTAACATTCCGTCACTTTCTAAAGTTTTTAAATATTTATCGACCTTAGTTATCGACCAACTCCAACGCTCTCCAAGTTGTCTAAGTGACGTGATTCTTTGACCTCGTTTGACAGTTATTAAGTCTCCGTCATGCATGATTTTATTATCTGAATGATTAACCATCAGCAAAATATCAATCCATGCTTCAAAGCGTGAAAACTTTCTTTTTTCTTCAAATAACCAATGTTTTTGAATTGAACGGTGCAAACTTATCCAACCAGTCATATAAACACCTCACTCTCAAACTGGTTGAAGTTCATCAGCTTTTTAATAATTCGGTAACTGTGATATTCATATCATCAGCCAGTAGTTTTAATCGTTTATTATTTGGTTTTTGGACGTTATTTTCCCAGTTAGACACAACGCCACTTTTAGCATTAAAACGTTGCCCGAATTCCGCCATACTTTCTCCTAAATTATTCCGATGATTTCTAATTTTTTCGCCTAGCGTCATTTGTGTTCACTCCTTTAAAACGGTAAATCATCATCACTGATATCAATTGCCCCGTTAGCATTTGCAAAAGGATCTTGTCCTTGCGGTTTAGTATTTTGGCTACGTTGTGTTTGTGATTGAGTTTGTTGCTGGTAAGTGTCTTGTTGGCTACCATTTGAGTTTTTAGGTTCAAGAAATTGGACACTATCCGCAACTACTTCAGTAACAAAGATACGACGACCTTCTTGATTTTCATAACTGCGTGATTGTATGCG